TGACACCGAAAGAAGAATTAGGCAGTGGGAATAGAAATGTAAACGCGCAGAAGTCATCCCCTTGCGAAAGATCTGCCCCAAGAGCACACGGCATCTGCCAGAACTCGCGCGCGCGATGCGGGAGAGTTTCCTCATAAGTGAAGAAGTAGGTGTAACCCTCCATTGGGATTCCAAATCGCTTGGCCAAAATATCATTGCGTGAAGCGGGAGCCTTCTCAGCCCGTTCAACATCCAACTGGTACGTCTCATATGAGACGGTCTGGCCCAAGTTTGGATTTGCCTTCAACCAAGTCGAGGGATCAGCTACTTCCTCGAGCTCGTCTAGCCGATAATGGAAGATCGAGATGTGTGGTGCCAGATACTCACCCCGCAGGATGTCCGCCAACTCCATCTTGATCGTATCGCCCGACCCATTTCGGACTGTGCCTTCTGAACTGATGGCGACAATCAGGTAATCATCAAGCTTTGAAGCTCCTTGCTCGACTGCACCGACAACATCCTCTCGAATATCACCAGATAGCCACTCATCGATGGTAGAGACCTTAGGTCGAAGTCCCTGGAGCTTGTTAATGGTCATCGGACGGACCTCTAGGAGAGAGCCGGTGAGGAAGTTCTCGACACCCTTCTTTGTAGAGGCCAGTTTCATCCGATTAACGCGCGCACCTGTAGTGTTCTGCATCGATCCCTCAGTGAGGAACTTAAACAGAGGTCCACGACTACGAACAATCGCTGTTCTAATAGGCGACATAACTTCATCGGCCTGTTTCATCGTTGGCGCAGTCGTAATCTGGTGCGTAGTGGCCGTATCCACATTAAGAAAATAGCTTTGAAGACAAGAGGCGTACATAGATTTCGCCGCACCTCGAGCCACAATGAGATACTGCTTGGTTGTAAGGCGTTTCTTGATGGTCTTGTTGACATAGTGCCCACCATGGTTTTCTGGGGTTGGTTGATAGATACTTCTGTCAACAAAGTAGTACCATCCGAAGATTTGTTCGGCCCAAAGCTTGAAAGAAGGTAGCAAATATAGATCTCCACCATCGGTAAGCGTCAATTCATTCTCGCAATAACGAACAAAGCCCTCGACAGCTTGATCATCATAATAAATCTTAGGGTTAGCAATGAGTCCGTCAATACGATTCATTTCCATAGAGATTTCACGATTTACGGGTATTTCTCCACGTAAAACTGCATCTCGAAATGCCCCATAATAAATGGGAACTGCCTTATTCGACAGACTCACCGACAACCTCCTTTCTATTACTTCTTCTTCTTTGGACGAGAAGATATAATCGCATCGGCAACCTTTATACCCTTTGCGATTCGTGGATCTAGTGCTTTTGCACCCGCCTTCACAGCTTCATCTGTTGGGGCCAGCTTCTTTACAGCCGTTAGGGCAAGCTGTGGTGTGGTGCCATAGAGAAGCTCTTCCGTAACCTTCTTACCCCAGGTTCGCTTTGCCGGGTTCATCTTTGCATAGCTTTGTTCAAGATTCATTCGATCAACAAGGACTTTGATGTCCTGATTAGATAGAGATCGAACTCCGCTAGCCTTTGCGCGCTGCCTTAGAACGGCTGCGATCTGCGCTTCATCCGTTGCGGGGTGATTCTTCCCGCCAGATGTCTGAATTCCCTTGCCGGGAATTGCCTTGATCTTGATTACTTCGGCTCGAGGCGTGAAAAGAGGCTTTTTACGAACAGCAAATGGAGGAGGACCTTGTTCGGAGCTTCCGGCGCTGTCCAATTCCTTTTGACTACGACGAACGCCCCATCGCATACCTCGAATCCCGAAATGCTCGAGTACATTTTCGACTTCGAGCATAGTTTTACTCCTCCCTGTAGGTCACGTAGGTCTTTGCATACCTCGTGGTGTAGTCAATCGGGTCTGTACCGCCATCAACTAGGATTTGCCACTTTCCGCCGAGTCCACTGCCCGTCTCGATGTGGAAATTCTCATATGCAATCGAGTTATCAGAATCCCCAGGCCAAGCAGGACTCTTGTACGCGGTTTCATCGCCATCAGAACGTATGAAGCGAGTATGAATCGTCCTAGTTGCGGTTCGCCCTTTAGGAAGGTGGATTCGGAGGTAAAGAAAGTGCTCCTCCTTGGAATGCCCTTTGATTCCTGATGCCGGTTGCGCTGGAAGGTCGATGTCGTGCCACTTTCCATCCGGATGGACCAACTTTTCAGTATCCCTCTTGCCTGAATACCAATTCCAGATTCCCAGAGCTTCCTCGATCTCTTCGGGTGGAGTAGTAGTCACTGGAGGTGGCTCCTCAGTCTCGAGATCATCTAGAATGACGCAGTCGCAGCCCTCAAAGAGATGCTTTGCCTGCTGTGGACCAACGGAAGAGCCTTCAGCGGGATCGTTTCCGAAGCCATGCTGTTGCTGACAGAGACGAACCTCTTGGTCGGTCTCATCGAAGTAGTTCCCACTAATCGGAAGCTCTTGCCCATCATTCAACGGATGATCATTCAGATGCATCTGCAAACGACGGACTGAATCAGAGTCTTCCTGCTCATAGTGAAGCTTAGACAGATAAACTTCACCGTGATTGATAGGCGGCTCGCCACTCGTGAAACATTTGATCCCGTTGTATGTGTCGGTGCAAATCCGCTTTGACGAAGATGCCCCCCATTTTGACGGGTAGTCAATGTCTTCTACTCCAACCGGCTTTCCATTCCCAGGATCAGTTGTTGCAATCTGGGTTCCAGCTTCATTGTAAACTCTGGCGGCATGACCATTGTGACCGTACTTCCAAAGAATGATGTCACCCCTCTTTGGTTCGGTCCAATACCTTCCAGAGCTGATGACCTTATCATAAACTTGGTTAGCGTTGGCACAACCCCAAGCTGGGGGACACCCTCTGTCTCCACCAAGGGAGTGCCAGGTGTGCTGGGCGCACATCCCCGACCCAGAGGGGTTATGGGAGAGGAACCAGTCAAGGCCTTGGTCGATTGACCTGGGCGGGGGATCGCAGGCCATATCATGCCTCATCTCGTAGCGGCGGCCGGAGAGGCTCCAGCTCGGTATGGATAGCGACGGCAGCATTGGTCCACATCATTGCTTCCTGGAGTGCCGTTATAGCAAGCGCGCGCTCGCGCGAGGGAGGCACATTAGCCAGAACCCAAAGCGCAATGCCTCGATACTTCAGCCGCACCTCATCGTTCTTCGGACCGGTTGCCACTGTTGCGGGATGGAATGAAAAGCGATGAACAATGTCTTCTCGCTCAGCATCCCCCGATGTAAATTTACTCATAGGTCGTCCTCCGTCCACTGGCGAGGTTCGTCATGCTCTTCTTTATACTGACGTGATAATCGAAAGAATTCAAAAATTGGCCATCCGATGCAGACGAAAAGTCCAACCCATCGTAAGGCCGTCCACATGAGGTTACACCTCCTTGCTTTTCTTTTCATCATCGATTTGTGTCTTACGAACCTCAGCGGAAAGCCAGGCCCCAAGCACAATTAAACCCGCAGCTAGCAATGCCACACCAGTAACTGTTTCTTCTGCGGCATAAGAATACCCGCCACCTACCAACAATGCAGCTGCTGCTAATAGTGGGGTAAGGTGTCTCATCCGATAGCACCAACCAAGTAAATAATGAGCAGCACAACCACAACAATAGCAAGCGCAGTCCAAAGAAGATTAAGCCCGTTCATAATTCCTCCTAGGTCTTAATGATGTGACTCCGAACAACAAAACTTGCACCCACGCCAATCATAACAGACATGTCGGGCACATTGAAAGTTGTCGATCCATTACCAACGCCAAAAGATGTTCCAATCAAGCCAAACAATGCAGAATATGTTGTTCGAGAAACAGCTGTCCCATTACAAAGAAGCCATCCCGCTGGGGGCATACTTTCTCCCATGTACGGCAAAGTGGTCCCGATAGGCACAGCCTTCGAATCCGCATACGCTTTGTTGGCAGCATCAGTATTAGCGACTGGCGTTGGGACATCAATGTTTGCAGCGAAAATATCTCGTGTAAGTACAGTTGTCATCGACCAGTCACCACCACCCGGTATGCACTAGCAGCCACAGCAACAGCAAATCGAAGTGTGACGTTGTTCGCATCGGTCCGCTCAACCGTACAGCCGACCGTATCCCACGGAGTAGTTGCTCGGTAGACTTCAACCACAACATCCCTTGTGCCGAGATTGTGAGGAACAACAACAGCAGCGCCAGCACCAACATCACCAGCGAAATGCTTCGTGAGGTTCGTGCCGCCAACAAACGTGGTCGCGATAGAAACGTTAGCTGATCCGTCAACAGCCGCTGCCGTACCAGTAACATCGCCAGTCAATGCGATGGACCGAGGGGTAGACCACTTCGGAGCTGAGACGACGCCAATAGAATCTGCAGCGACAGAAAGCGTAGCGTCGCCGACGACATTCAAAGTACGATCCGCAGAGAGATCTCCGCCACCAGTTAGACCAGCACCAGCAGTGATCGCGCGCGCGAGCGGGGGCGCACCTACGTTAGCAGCAGTAACATTAACAACGCCTGTCATGCCATTGACAGAGACGACCTGGCCGGTCGCCATAACCTCTTTCCAGTTCGCGAGGGTGCTCGCAGGTGCGAGGGCCAACACGAAAGTTTTGTTGATGTCCGTACGAATAGCCATGTCGCCGGACTGAGCAACCAACGCAAGCATTGCTGTTTCAGAGGCTACGACAAACACTTCGCCAATAGCTAGTGGTGGAATATGCGCAGTCGGGATTAGATTACCAGCATCCAAGGGAGCATAACCATTAGCTACACCCTTCTCGGTCTCCTTCTGATACCCAACGTGCGGGTCGGCAGCTGCGACGTGATTCGCCATCGAGGTATCGACGTAACCAGGCGTAGTCTTTGCGGCGAGATCAGTAACAAGATTAGCAATCTTGGACTGAGCAATAGCTGCGGCAGTATTGACGTCAGCATCGACAATAATGTTCGCTGCGATAGACGGGTTGGGATATGTCCCTGTGAGGTCTCCACCAGCAGCACCAGAAGGAGGTCCACCAGAACCAGCCAGTCCAAGAACCAACCAA